GATTTGTTATTAACCCAATCTTCTTTGGAGTGTTTAATATAATTCATAACTGTCTTGGAATGAATTAAATACTTGCCTGTCCATCTTTTGCCATTTTTGCTTGATGGAACATTTCCAGGAATGAAAATTGTTTCCATAAAACAAATATAACAAAATTTATAAGAGTTGCACCCAAGGGGAATTTGGCGCACTTAAGTCTTAAAGAATAAATAAAAAGGTTGTTTATCAATGTATGTTACCATACAATTTATTTATATATTCTACCTGATACCCTTGGGATTTGTTATCTCTTAAAATGGTAAATCGTCTTCTACATCCGAACCAACATAATCTGTGTTGGCGTTTTTAGTCCATTCACTATGTTTCATACTAAACTCAGACATTTCATCTTCTGTTAGTTGTTTATTCATGTCAGGACTATATGTACATTTACCACCTTCTTTAGAACTCCATCTATACTTGGTAGATTCTCTAATTACAGGTTCTTCTGTTTGTTTATTTATAGATATATATTCTTCTGATATAAATGCTATCATAAGTGATTTACCTACAGCATCATTCATTGCTTGACTATCATCAGAAAAATCTCTAACACCAGCATTGATTAGAAAATCTTTTATTTGTTTAGTTTTCCATTCTTGTGTTTTAGGTTTGTCTGTTTGTTTTACAGCCCAGAATCTACATCTACCAACTTTATTATTTGATGTGACATTGAAATCTATGAATGGAGATCCATTATAGTTATCAAGATCATCAGAAGTTGTAATACTTGTAATCTTACATAAATGAGAACCAGGTTCTATGTAATCTACTTTTTCACCTTTAGCCCTTGTTACTACTGTGGTGTTTAAATTAAAGGGTAATACTTTCATTTATTATATTTTTTAAGTTTCCTAATTTTTCTATTAACGCTATATACTTCAATTTATAAGTCTCATTGTTTTTTCTAAGTCTTTCATTTTCTTTTTTTAAAGTTTCCAATTCTTGAATGAGAGTATCTGTATTTTCATCAGATATGTTAATACTATTCTTTGGCATATATGTTTCCATTATTAATTATTTTTGAGTTTCCAATTTATATATTTTGTTAAAGTATCTCCATCAAATATAATTTTATCTTTTTCAGGAGCATATGGATATTCTTTACCTTTCCATTGTTTTGTAGTAAGTGTTTGTATTGGTAATCTATACAAGAATCTACCTATACCCCAAGATACACATGCACGTTTAAATGCATCTGAGACATGACCTTTGTCTTTTTCTACGTTAGATTCTGAACCTGTATCTGATTTCCATATCCAAATATTGTCATTACAAAGTATACCTACTTTACAAAATAATAACCCATTTTCTTCATAAAATATACTTTGCCATTTATCAGGACCTACTACTTCATCTAGTAAGTCTTGACAGTCTCTTGCGTCTATATATGCGACACAAGTTGATTTACCAAATCTAGTGGACTGTACACGCCACTTATAAGGTAACTCTTTCTTTAGTTGATTTAAATCCATTTGTTTTTGTTTTGATATTTTTCATTGCTATAACGAACTTTATAAATCTTCTGATCATTATAGGTTTACCTTTTAATAATAAGGTTAATGATATTTCTTGAAAAGTAAATAGTAATACTTTTTTTACTAATTTTTTATCAAGTTTTAAATCATGAGCTATTTCAGATACAATATCTTTTACCCTAGTTATTTTGTTTTGTTTGTCTTTCACAAGACAAATATAACATTTTAATCTTTATTATAAAATAATTGAACAGTTAAATACATAGGCAAGACAACGCAAGTTGATATAAATAGAGCAATCATTATTGGTGTTATCATTAATATTATTAATGTTAAAATCGCAATTGAAAGCATTGGATGTCTGCCTATTATTTTAAATAGTTTCATAGTCTACAAATTTAGTTATCTCATTTTTAAATCCTAGTGTAACTTCGCCTACACCTATGTTTCTACCTTTGGCAAAAATTATAGTTGCAGAGTTTTTAGCTGAAGTGCCATTGTCATTAAATTCTATACCATAATATTCAGGTCTATATATAAGTATTACAACATCAGATGCTTGTTCTATTTCGCCTGATTCACGTAAGTCTGCAAGCGTTGGCTTACTGTTATTACGCATACCAACACCACGGTTAAGCTGACTTAATGCTATAATAGTTATATTTAGTTCTTTGGCTAAATTTTTTAATGATCTTGCCACTTGACTAACTTCTTGTTCTCTAGTAGAACCTTTTGACTTATAACTTACAAGTTGTAAATAATCAACCATAATAAGTTTTACATTCTTTGTAGTTACATATTCTCTTATTCTACGTAATAAATAATTTAATGATGTTACATTTGTTTCATCAATATGTAATGGTAAGTTTTGTATATTAGAAATAGATCCATGTATACGTTTTAGTTCTTCCATATTAATTGTACCATTTGTAATGTATCTGTTAGAAATACCTGAATCCATAGAAGCAAGTCTACGTATTAATTGTATAGCAGACATTTCATAAGAAAATATTACTGTTGGTGTAGAAGAGTGTAAAGCTGCATTATAAGCAAGAGCTAAAGCAAAGCTAGTCTTACCCATAGATGACGCCCCACCTACAACAATTAAATCTGTTTCTTGCCAACCACCTGTAAATTTATCTATAGATTCAAAGCCAGAAGATATACCAAGTAAACCTTCTGTGTTCATTCTAAGTTCTACATCACTGAGAAAATTCATCGCTTGTTGATTAATGTCAGAAAGCTTAGTAGGTTCTGCAATTTGTAGTTTTTCTAAATTTACATTTAATTTATCTATAATAAGTTCAAGTTCTTCTTGGTTACTTAAGCTATTATTTACATCACTAACAATGTGAGCTAATAAACTTTTTTGATATTTTTCTGTTAATACCGCCACACAAGTTTGTGCGGAATAGTAAACTGAATCATATACTATAATATCAGCTATATCTCTTGTTATATTATCTCCACCTATGTAAGTAGACAGAGATAATATATCAATAGTTTTATTTTGTTTATGTAATGTTTTTATTGCATGATAAACTGACTTGTGAAATGGATCTTCAAACAAATCTTTATGCAAGTAATCACCCATATCATCAATTAATTTATTTGATACAATGATTTTAGCCAATAAAATTTGTTCAATTTCTTGTGTATCCATTAAGTTTGTTTTGATTTACAAATATAATTATTTAAATTACTGGTATACAGGGCAGATCTGAGTAAGTTGTAAACATAGCTCCACCGTCATTACCTTCATCATCCATAGTTGGATAAATCCAGTGACCATCATCTAGCTTTATTGCTAGTGGTGATTTGTGCCACATAAATTCTTCTAACTCTGGATCAAGAAGATATTCTACGGCTACAATTTTTTTGCCGATTAAATGATCAGCAGCTTTTTTGGTCCAATATTTAGTTGGGTTTTTTATTGTCATTTTCTTAATCTCTTATTTTAAATTTAATTATTCCATTTGCTACAGATCCATACACTGATTGTTCAGTTTCTTTTTCTACTGCATTAATTAAGTAATCTGTATTTATACCCTGATTGTACGGTATCGGATAGGAAAATCTATCATATCCCGCTTCAGCTTTTTTTTGGGCTATCGTTACAATAGCCCCAATATGTTTTTGAAAATTAATTTTTTGTTGATTTTTATTTATAATTACTTTCATATTAATAATTTTTAATATACTCAAAAGCTCTATTATTCATTTTGCTACACGCACCAATAAGAATAGATTCTTGTTGACCAAAAGTACGCTTTGGAGCTGATTTGTAATGTGTTGTAAACTGTGTTACACCATTAAACAAACCCCACTTGTTATGACCTACTCTGTACATTTCAAGTTGAATACACTGTTCAAGTTGTTCACGTTGATTTTTCAACCTTGATGACATTTTATCTACGCGATCAGTGCTTATCAAATAGTTTACTGTATCTTCTATTAGTTGTTTTGTTACACTTTGTGTTGCAAAATCATGAAGATCAGCTATTTTACTATCATGATCTGTAAAATTAATCATTCCAGATAATAAACCTACTTTATCTTGTATTGATTTAGTATGTCTATAACTTGCAAATGCATTGCTTGACATCCAAGCAAACTGATTTTGACAGAACATAACTTTATTCATAAATCCAAATTTTAATGAACAAGTACCATCGTGACTATTCATAGCATAAATATATTCTTGCGTTCTTTCACCACCAATAACTGTAATGTTATTATATCTTTGCATTTGAACAACAATTTTTCTACCACCATGCAATGATAAAGCTGCTACAATCTCAAGATCATTGTCTTGTGCAATATTTCGCATGGTTTCTATAATAGTATAGTTCTGCGTTGGTGTATAAGATTTTGATACACTATTTAATACTTCACCATTATCTGATCTAACAAGTGCATAGTATGGTGTATCATGTAATCCATTGTTTGCTTCAGGAGTGCATTGTCCTGCATACATCAATGGTTTTTTAACGACCTCCCAATCAAGGCCGTTTTGTTGCAATATAGTTTCTGTATTAAGCATATTCTTTAGTATTAATTTTTTCAATTAGTTGAGCTGGTGTGCCACTGAATATAATTTTATTATTCCAATCTTTAACATCAATATTTATTCCATTATCAGTTAGTGATATTGTATATATAAATTCTTCTCCAACATCTTTTGTACTAGTTGGATATAAATAAATATTACCTATACCATCTTTAAAATGTGCAACTAGCTGTGCTGCTAAACATGACATACCATTTGCATAACCAGCAGGAGTATCCATGCTATAACCATTAAGAATAGTAAAGTCTTGTAGAAATTCTGCTAGTTCTTTACCATGACCGCTTAAATAGCCATCATATTGACGATACATACATATAATAGTATTATCATTATCTTCGTATTGATCTTTTATATAAGTTAAACTTCTTGTTCCCATAATTATTTATTTTTAGGTTTTACTTCTACTATTTCCCACTCTTCATCTTCAATACCCATCTGTGATAATTCTGCTTCAGCCATTTCAGTCCAAATATCTTTATCACCACTTTCAATCAATTCATCTATTATTTCTATGTGGTTTGCATCATCATCAGGATATTCTACTTCTATATATGAGTAGTATGTTCTATTGAAAAATATTTTATATTTCTTCGTATTCATAATAATAACTTTTAATTCTTTCTATTATACCTCTACCATTACGTGTATGAAACCCATAACTATGTGTTAACAAAGATGGTATTGGTTTGTTTTCAATTAATAAATAAAATAAATCCCACTCATTTTGATAGTCCATATCTTGTTGTGTTTGATTTATTGCTTCTGCTAACGCATAAGGATCATGTCTTAATGCATGTTTGCCATATGTATTGCATATGTAGTTTTCTACGTCTTTACCTGTCATTGATATAATTTAAATATTCTATAGCTTCTTTTAATTCTTCTTGTGGAAATATACAGTACAATGATTTGAATAACCAATATTTTCTATATATGTATATCTCTTTGCCACTAGTTTTTAATATATATTTCATAACTCTAATTTTATTTGTGTTTTATTAGGTGTCCATTCATAGTAATAAAGTATGTACGTTTTATCACGTCCAAATTTATCTTTAAATGATTTTTTACCTAATAAAGGTGTATTACTATTTATTATCATTTTTTGATCAGCATACTGAACCTGTATACTGTTATCTTTGACATTATGTGGAATACCAACCAGTGTCATCCCAGATAAACTGGGATTTATTCTATAACCACTGATTAGTTTCTTTATCAAATATTGTTTCATTTCTGTATAACATTAATGTTTTTGTTTCTATCAACATGCTGCACTGATTTTATTTTATCCCAATGAGATGTTTCTTGTTTGACAACAGTATAACAATCGTTGATTAGTTCTTGTCTCTGCGTCTCAATATCTCTGCTAGGATCAACAGTAACACTTTGACCATAATTGATTTTAATAGCTTCAAAGTTTCCGATGTTTATAGTTTTACTTACGTTAAATGATATAGTTTCAATATTATTTTTCATATTTATATTTATAATTAAGATTTTTTTTTATTTCATCTTTTTTCACTGAAACAGTTTCTGTTTCACATCCACACATTGTACAACAATAATCGTATTCAGGATGATCCCAATCAATTTCTGCATTACAACATTCTGATGCTGATTCTGTGTCCCAACATTGATCTTCATATACTTCATTGTGTTGTATTTCAAAAATACCTGCAAAACACATACCACACTCATCGTATTCTAGTGTAAAATAAAGTTTGGGAAACATATGTACAATATTTTTTAACCATTCTATTGGTGGCGACCAAGCGCTATCAAATGTTACAGCAAAATATTCTTTATCATTGTTTTCAATATGTGGTTCACATGCATCCCATTTAGTACCCCAGTTTCCTATAGACCAGTCGTACCAATCTTTACGATCACCACGTGGTAAAGTACCTTCAAATGAAAACTCTGTTTCTTTATGAGCGTTCATAGATTTTTCTACAAATTCATGTAGTTGTTCTTCATCACCTGTTACGGTTAGGTGATTCCAGCACCAATTTGGCATAATTAATTATTTAAGTTAATATCTTTTGTTACAGAATAAGAATACTTATCACCGCAGTCTTCATCATTTATTGTTTGTTCTGTTACTTTTATATACATATCATTTTCATGCATTACTAACATATTGTTTAATAATTGATGATCAATTTTGTCCCAATATCCAAAACGTATTGATAGGCTATTGACACCACTTGTGTAGATTACAAACTTTTTATTGAATGCTGATCTAATAATTTTTAATGTATTATAGTGTATTTTCATATTTGTATTTTTAGAAAAAAAAGGGCAGTAAGAACAGTCATTTGATTAGTGTTAAAACACATATTATTTATTCGCTGAACACGTATTACGTGCTACCACCCCTTTTGTACTAAAGGTTTACTAAGACGCTTTATCCCTTTAGTATTATATAGACACAATAGAACCTATGGTATTCTGACTATGTCTATGATTAAATTTATTAATTATATCAAAGTATCTTGATACATATGCTTTACGTGCTACTGTATATAAGTAGTTTAAATTATCTATATACTTGTAGAATAGTTTTCTACGTGTAGGTTTGAACTGTTCAACAGAACCGTCTAGAAATGTAATTACAAGATTTTTTCTATCTACATGTTTAATAATAACGTCAGCGTTATTTTTTCTAAACGATGCATGAGCCAAATCGTACGGTGTTTTTTGTCTTGTTTTGATAAGTTCTTTTATTTGTTTCAGATATTCTGAAGATAGTTCAAAGGTATACATAATTATTTTTTTTTAGTTATAGAATATAAATAAAACAACCCCCGAAGGGGTTGTCCTAGTCTCTTGGTGTAAGAAACGTGAAAATGGAAAATAATACACCAGCAACGACAGCTGTAGCCACGCCACTGAATGTACCAATAAATATTATTGGGATAGCAAATGTAAATAAAATGTCCCAAAATGCTTGAGATTTAACTAGCTTGCGCCTGCCGATAGCTTTATATAAAACTATATAGTAGCCAACGGCAGTAAACAAGGCTATAGTAAGGATGCCCATTATAGAGGCAAATCAGCAGTTTTATTCTGAATATTCGCTAGTTCTTTAAGATTGTCCATAGCTTTTTGCTCTGAATTTTTCTTAAAGTATGTATCAATAACAGGTACATGTGTAAGTCCTTTATCTGAAACAGATTTTCTTGGAATCAACTTAATGTTTACCCATGGATTACCATTAGCG